AAATACAGGCGCTGTGCCGAGCCTTTGCAGATACCTGGTTAAGAAACGAATTAAACGAACTAAGTTTTTTGGGTAGCCCGTGTACCAAGGACTGCTCAGGTCATCGTGCTGGCTACGCCTGGAGCCAAAGCAAGGGTGGGCGTGTAGCACAAAGTCCATTCAGCCCCAGCTTCAACACGGGCAGTCAACTACATGTGGATGGCAAATGAACGATTATCCTGTTTGGCCCGAAGACGACGGTTATGATAGCCCAAGAAATCCTTACGCACCAGTCTAAGCTACAGGAGTCTAGCGGCTACACGCTGGCCGGCAGTTTCACTAGAGATCTCATTGCCAGCAAGGTTTGGCTACTCACAGAACTAGCTCGTATTGCTCCTCAAGTGGGCACTATCTATGTCCTAGGATCATGGTATGGCAACCTGGGTGTGTTGCTGGCTCTGGACCCTGTGGTCCGATATAAAAAACTAATCAATGTAGAAACCAATCCAAAGTTTTTACAGGCCAGTGAGCGCATACAAAACCATATGGGCCTGAGCAACACCGAATATATGCTCAAGGATGCCAATGATCTCAATTACCAACAGTTAGGCGATGATGGGGTTGTAATCAACACCAGCCTAACAGACATGTCCGGGCAGGCCTGGTTTGATCATATTCCCAGTGGCACACTGGTTGTGATGCAAAGTAGAGATCACGATCCCGGTCGGGCGGCACATAGCACACAAGATATTACGGATCAGTTTCCATTGAGTGAAGTCGTCTACGATGGCCAACTCAAATTGGCAGATCCTGAAACTCGATACACTCGTTACATGACGATTGGGATCAAATAGAATCACCTTAGGACCGGTACTAGTTACCGTAGGTGGGGCGGCTGCTGCCCTTAGGAATCGATTCGCTACCGTGAACTATAAAGTGAGCTAATTACTAGTATGATTATTGCCAACCATAAACCCATACGTATCATTGGATATTCTGAGTCGTCAATGACCCAGGAGTTTGCCAATGAAATTTTGTTAACTCATGAGGTTGAAATTATACAACCAGATGATTTTTTATTGTTGCCTAACCAGGACGATTATCAATATATTGTTGCGGTTTCTTACGATCTGGAAGAAAGAAAAAAAATAATTGAATATGTTGACCACCAACAACTTGATTTAATAACAGTCATCAGTGATAAGTCATTATTAGGAACTACACCAGCAGCTGTTATTCATCCTGGTAGTTTTATCTTTCCATTTTGTAATATTACCTTGGGAGCCAGTATTGGTCAACACTGTATCATAGGATCATATAGTTTGATAGGACATTACTGTCATATTGGCAACAACTGTATAATACGGCCTGGTGTTATGATCACTAATAAATCTGTTATTGGGGATAATTGTTTGTTTAATATTAAATCAACAGTAACAAACAAAGTAAAAATTGTTGATAATGTCGAAGTTATGGCATTTACTAATATTACTAAAGATATTACAATTGCTGGTCGCTATATGGGTTCTAGGGCTAAACAAATCAACGGTTAAATATAGAATATTCCGTTAAAGGTTTATAATCTTGCCAAGTCCAGTCTTTTGAATAGTTGTTGTGTAATTCATCGAACAACAATATTCCGCGAGCAGCATCTTCTGGAGTCATGTAATAATGATATCCTATTTCTGTAATGTCATCTTCGGTTTGTAACAGCGTCCTATCTCTACCATCTCTACACATACGTTGTAATTTGTTATAGTATTGTAAATTGTCAGTCAGTATCATGCCTCCGCGGCCGATGGGTATATGTTTTTTAAATTGAAAACTAGTGCTCATTAATGTTCCAGGCACATATGTATTACGTTCCCAACATCTTGCGGCATCAATAATAGGCAGTGGGTCAAGATAATAGTATTTCTTCCATGGGATATTTTTAAAATTCCACGGTTGTTTTATTTTTTCTAACATCATAGGAATACTCATGTAGGTATGCACAGGGACTTCGACTACATCATTGGTTTGATTTAGTAAAAGAATACTTAGCTCAAGGGCATGAGTACAGCTATCAGTAGCTATACCATAAGGTGCTCCAAAGTAATCGGCAATTTTTTTTTCAAAAAGATCTACAACTTGCCATGGTTGTTGGAATGTATACCCTTGATTAACCAACTGATCTAATTCAGTTCGAGTTATAGGCATTTCACTAAATTTTGAATGATTTCAGTTCTTGTTATTTGTTGTGTCATAAATCGTATTTATTGCTCACTAAACTAACGGCAGTTATATCTGTTAGTTAAATATGCCCTTGACAATTTGCCGTTTACAGTTGGGATTGTATCAATTTGTTGTATAAATGCTGGCCTGCAACAAGAATGTATTTTGGTTAATGTTTTATTGACTAGCTCAACATCTACTGGGCCAGTGTATAAACAGTTTACACGTTCGTGTCCAAATATTACACATTGACCGATAGTAGGAATTTTTTCTAGCAGTTGTTGTTCAATGCTCAACGGATCAATTTTATATCCCCTGACATTTATTCTATCAACCGATCTACCAATGATACGGTAATAGCCAGCACTGTCTTGTTCGGCCAGGTCTCCGGTATCGTACCAATCGTCGGTAAACAATGTTGGTCCCTTGATATACAAGTGTTGATCTATAATGTCAACTTCGATACCATCTGGTAGACCCACTGTGCCCATGCGTTGTTCTCCGTGCAGAGGATTAGTAAAACAATGACTTAGTGCTTCGGTCATACCAAACGCTTCTATCACCGGAATTTGATAGCAAGATTGCAAGTGTTTATATAAATGATTCGGCAGTGCAGAACTGGCTGACCTCACAAATCTTAGATGATCAAATTTAAAATTTCCTATAATTTTAAGAAAATCTGGGATTGCTGTAATAAAAGTTGGACTATGGTCTGGCATAGTCTTGATAGTTTTTGCTGTAATGTAGTGTGTTTCGCATTGAGCTAATCTAGTTGCCCAAAAGAATCCCTGACCATGCGCATGCCACAGGGGCATGATACTTACATAACGATCATTGGCGGTGATGTCATAGGCCTTGCATATTTTTGTGGCCAGGAGATCAATTTGATTTTGAGTAAAGCTACAAAATTTACTATCCCCGGTGGTGCCACTGGTGTACCATAATACTCGTTCGTTGGCGTAGTCCTGTCCGCTTTGAAAAGAAGTTCCTTGATCTGTAATTAATAAACTGTAGTCGGCATTGTCTAATAAGTATTTGCGTCGGGGTTCTGCAGAATCAGGATTTATAATCATGATACTGTAGTCATTTAATTCATTGATATAATCTTGTGGATTGGCAACACACAGAACCGCTCGTTTCATATCAATACTTATAAACTATACAAACAAGGATACAAAATGTTTCAGACAAAATGGTTTGAACGGGCAATGCGCAGTATGGGCAAGGTTGTGACCTGGAGAATTTTGGTTACCATCACTAATTTTTTTGGTGGATGGATTGCTTCTGGAAACCCATGGGTTGGGCTAGGTGTTGTAAGTTTTGCGTTGGTAGTAAACAGCATATTATATTACTTTCATGAGCGCACCTGGAATCGAATTGATTGGGGTAAAGAGGTAAAATAATATTTGAAATCGTTGTGTTTTTTCAAATGATCGTGTATAATTAACTCAAAGGAGATTTATATGTCTAACAACAGAATATTCAATGCAGCCGAAACTGCAAAACTTAATCAGATTATTAACGAAGGTATGCAAGTCACAATGGAGATTGAAACACTCACAGGTGGCCTCAATGATACCATCAAGGCTGTAGCCGAAGAACTGGATATCAAACCCAACATTCTCAAGAAAGCTATCAAACTGGCGCACAAGGCTGAATTTGGTCGTGAGCAACAAGATCACGAACTGCTTGAACAAATTCTAGTTACGGTAGGCAAGACTCTTTGATTGGTCTTCCAGAGTCGCATACTAAACTCACAGAAGAGCATCAACAAACTCATCTGGCGTTTAATTTAGTAGAAAACACGTTACAACAAAAATGTTTGCAGGCCGGCATTGGATTTCTTAAAAGATCAGACAACCAAATATCTGCATCTACAAATAAAGAAAAATATTTGTTACAGATCTCTACTAGAGATTTAGTGCTGGATGCCGATTATTATAAG